AGCGCTGATGCTAAAAAGATACTAGATCGTCTTGAGGTTTTACCTGCTGACCCTTTATTGGCCAGTCTGAAGTTTCTTGGTATGTGGGATGCTGGTTTGATAGATAAATATGGTTATCATGTTTTAGCTGATTCTGAGCGTGATAAATTACACCTTTCTATAGGTAAGGCAAGGTTGGCCAGGATAGATAGTTTTGAGGGATTGTCTGTTTCCAGGCTTTTTCAATCTGCCAGGGTTTTACCTTCTGGAAAAGAGTTTAAGCGTATGGTGAAAAACGGCGGGGTACGGGTAAATAGTAAAGTTTTGACTGACGAAACAGCCATTATTGAAGCTGTTACCTTTAATGGTAGAGCCGAATTATCTGTTGGCAAAAAATCGACATACGTTCTTGCGGTGCAAAAAGGCTCGCGAGAGGATTCGCAGCTTCGAAAGTACACCCATGACTATGATCCACCTGTGACCGAGTTGCCTAGTGTCACTTTGTCTTTAAGTGAGGTCGGCTCTAACGTACCAGCTTTTAAGCTGTTTTACCTTGCCGGACTTTCACCTTCCCTCAGACAGGGTAAACGTTTGATTCAGGAAAACGGGGCGCGCATTGACGGTGTTCTTGTTACAGACATAAATGAGCCTGTAGATCTAACGAAAGTAAAAGAAGGCGAGCCACTTAAACTGTCGGCTGGAAAAAAGCGGCACAAACTTTTGTATGTTGATCCCGGATAATGATTTATGTCGATGTATAAGACAGTATAAGTGCTTTAGCTTATATTTTGAGCCTGGATAATGACTTGAAGTGTGGGGAAAACGATGATTCACTTACATGGCCTGCCCTCCCCTTGCGTTGGCGCCTCAGCAACGTCACTTGCGATGTTTCGTTCGGCGGGCGTACATTTTTTGGGACGAATTGCAGGACTGGGGCATTATGACACCTGAACAATTAGCATCGTCGAATACGGAAGCGGCGCATCAGGTAGCGTTGTTTGCGTGGGCAAATATGGCTGCCAACTACGGTTATGGGGCTGCTGATGATCCGAAAAGCTATACGGTGCGTGATTATGCAAAAAATAATTACGGTACAAGTAAAGGCAAACCTTGTCTGCATTATTTGTATGCTATACCTAACGGCGGATTGCGAACACGTGTAACGGCATCTCGATTAAAAGCTGGTGGTGTAAAATCGGGTGTTCCTGATATGTGTTTGCCTTATCCGAACGGTGGATATCACGGTCTTTATGTTGAACTGAAACAAATAAACACTGGAAGATTAAGGGGAAGCCAAAGAAAGTGGCTTGACTACTTAAAAGACAACGGTTATAAAATAGTATTGGCCTATAATTGGCTAACAATAAGAGAAACTTTGATAACTTATATAGGGGAATAAAATGAATAGTGAAGCTCTTGAGTTTTTGCGGGTAGTTAAAGGTAAAACAGAGGCAGGACAATCTGTCTATTTTCGGCCCGAAGAAGTCGAAGGTTTTGTTAGCAGCGGTATTCTGGCTGCCGGCAAAAATCCCGAAACAGAGAATGGAGAGCCAACAGGACGTTATCCATATTGGCTGACACAAACAGGACAACAACTTATTCAACAAGAGGAGGAAATTATGCAACCCGTTGCACCGCAGCCCTTTCAGGGGCAGGATCAGGAAAAACCGGAAGAAAAAGAAGTCGATGATAACGACCCTGATCTTGTTCGTACGGAACGCAATACGTATCTGAATAAGAATACAGGGGTTGAAAGCGGATATGGCGAGCTCGATCCGTCGGTCAAAGCGCATCCAAGACGTCGCAAATCTTCGCTTAATCTGGCTGCGCTTTCACCAGGCCAATTTCTTTTCCTACCGGGTCGGACTTTGAAAAGTGTTGCAAGCACGGTGTCGCAGAATAATACACGTTTAGGGCCTGCACGTGTTGTGAATTACGTTAAGCGAAAAGCTGATCGAGAAGATGTGAACCCTTTTTTGCCTATTGGTGTGGTTCAAGGTCAGAAAAACGTTATTCAGGGCTGGGAAGCGCCTGAATCCGGTGTTGTTATTTATTGTCGTTACTAGTACGATAGTAAAAAAGCCTGTTTGGATGTATTATGACGCGCACCAGTAGCCCTTCTGACCTTGTATCAAGCGCTTTTAGCAATCTTTATACAGCGGTTGATATTTTTACAATTAATCCGGACGATAATAACGATCTGGAAAATCCGATCCGGGGTATTCGTTCGGAAACAGCGGGCAATGTGCGCGTCATTACTTTTGCAGGCAACGATCGAACCTTTTTTCTGCCTGCCGGACAGATGTTTCTTGTAGGTATTACACGGGTTTTTGCGAGTAACACTACAGCATCAGGACTTACGGGTTTTGTGTAATATCGTGCATGGTTTCTCTTGTCCCCGATGATGATGAAAAGAAACGTGCTTTTGCTTTTAATCTGCTAAAGAATCCGAATAAGCCGATAGAAGCGGCAAAAGCTGTCTTTCCGGATGACATGGCTACAGCTTGCACGGTTTCTGTAGCGTGGGTTAATGACGGAAAAATCGTCCAGTACCAGCAAGAATTATTAAAAGAATACGGGGAAGAACATTTTTTACCGTCTAAGGCCGATGTTGCGCGGGAGCTTTACCGTATAGGGGCGCAGCAACCCGCCGAAGATCGGGACAAGATCAAGGCGCTGGAAACCTACAGCCGTCTTATGGGCTATCTGGGGGATGGTTCGACGAATATTAACAATTATATGTCCACAAGTAATCGTGTTATGATGGTGCCGGAGCACCAGACTGTAGATTCCTGGGCGCATAAAGCTAAAGATAGTCAGGCAAACCTAATCGAAAAAACAAAAGATGCTGCCAGCTTCTCCAGAGAATCATGAAGTTGTTTGGCAACCGATACCGGGAACGTCTCAGGAACTTGCAATCAATACGCCGTGTCGGGAAACCCTGTACTGTGGGAACAGGGGGCCGGGCAAATCAGACTGTCAGCTTATGCTATTTCGCCGTTTTGTTGGCCTTGGCTATGGGCATTACTGGCGTGGTATTATATTTGATAGCGAATATAAGAACCTTGATGACCTTATAAGTAAAACAAAGCGCTGGTTTTCGGCTTTTGGTGATGGGGCGAAGTTTCTTAGTGCATCGAAAGATATGCGCTGGGTCTGGCCAACGGGTGAGGAATTACTGTTCCGGGCTATCGATAGTGAGGCTGATTACTGGAAATTCCATGGTCAGGAGTTTCCGTTTATTGGCTGGAACGAGTTGACCAAATTTCCTAATGGCAACCTTTACCACAATATGATGTCCGTGAATCGCTCCTCGTTTGTACCGGAGCTACACACGCCTAAGGCTTTCGGCAAGAATGGTCGCACCATCGGCTACGATACACCGGACGGCAATCCGTTGCCGGATATACCGCTTCGTATTTTTTCCACAACGAACCCGAAGGGGCCGGGGCATATATGGGTGAAGCGGAAGTTTATTGATGTGGCCGATTACGGCGAAATCGTGACGCACGAGCGCGAGATATTTAATCCCCGTACGCAGCAGCGGGAGAAGGTAAATCTCACTCAGACGGCCATATTTGGCTCTTTTATCGAGAATCCTTTTTTGCCGCCGGAATATATTGCCGGTTTAATGGATATTGAGGATGAAGCTACCTACAGGGCGTGGGTACTGGGTGACTGGGATATTATTTCCGGTGGTGCTTTTGATGATGTATGGCGCCGAGACGTGCATATTATACCGCGGTTTCCTGTACCGTCGCGTTGGTATGTGGATCGTTCGCTTGATTGGGGCTCAACGCATCCTTTCTCTGTGGGCTGGTGGGCTGAGGCTAACGGCGAGGAAGTGGAATTGCCGGATGGTCGTATTTTTTGTCCGGCCAAAGGCTCGCTTATCCGCATAAGTGAGATTTACGGAGCCAAAGAGATTGGCAACAATGTTGGTCTTAAATGGTCATCCGTTGATTTGGCTTTGGCTATCCGGCGGCATGAGGACGCGCTGATAGAAGGCGGCTGGATAGCACGTAAACCATGGCCGGGGCCTGCGGACAATGAAATCCGTAATGTTCGCGATATGGCGACAGAAACGATAGAGAAGAAGATGTTGGATCACGGGGTGTCGTGGGAAAAATCAGATAAGGGGCCTGGAACTCGCAAAATTGGTTTAGAGTTGATTCGTGGGCGTTTACAAGCTAGTCTGAAAAATGAGGAACCGGGTCTTTATTTTATGCGTAATAATACAGCGGCGACAACAATTTTGCCGATTTTACCGCGGGATGACAAGATACCGGACGATGTTGACACAAAATCTGAAGATCACGTTTACGACGAAATACG